AAGCGGAGTTGTAATAAGGTCGACAGCCCACAGATTTACACCTTGGTTCGACCAGCGAGACAGCATCATGTTAGACGCGATACGAGCGGCTTCCATGTGTTCTTGAAGAACAGCCGTGTTCCTGACGCCGATGAGATTGTACGCATAAAGCGTCAGCTCACCGAGGCCGGGATTAAACGTGTATGCCCCGCTGGTTGCCATCTGTCACCTATTACGCAGGACCAGCCTGAACGACCTTCAGTTCAACCGTGCCAGTCTGAGCCGGAGCCATGTAGATGCAAACGGCTTTGCACGGAATTGTCATGCCAACCGATGTATCAGCCGACACGCCCGACAAGCCAGTGATGCTAAACCACAGAGCCGTATCCTTGTCATAGCCAGCAGCCATTGGGTCATCCAGCGAATACTGGATGCTAAATGTCGGAGTGCCAGCTGTGACATTGGCAGCAAGACCAAGGCTGAAGGGGTTTTGGAAATCATCGACAGTGATGACCGCACTGCGGCCTGCATCTGTCAGAGAGATTGTGCGGTACTGCATTTCACTTCCCCTTGCTGCGGGCTGCCGCTGCATTGTCAACCAAGTTCGGGTAAGGCCGTCCAGCGGCTCTTGCCTTCGCCTTGGCAGACTGAATCTGCTTACGGTTCAGATGCTTCACTTTAGCATCTTTTGGAGCTTCGCGCTCCCAAAAAGGCTTCTCTGCCATGTTAACAATCCCACTTTCTTAGGGCTTTGTTGATGCGACTGTCCGGGTCTGCCGCTTTTGCAGAGCCAGTCAGCTTACGCTTCATGCCAGTCATTCGCTCACAAAACGACTTACGACGAGATGCATCCGCATCAGACTTTTTAGCCTGTTCACGGGAAACCGGAGGCTTTAAGTTATGGCCCTCTGCCTTAGCACTGGCGCGGCCCTTTGCATTTAAGCCGCCTTCTGGGTTCTTCCCCTCAGAACGCTGCCAAGCTGGTGATTTTGCCATGACACACTCCTAGCAAAGCGGGGGCACTAGGCCCCCGCAGTAGCAAACATCTCTGGGCGTGAGGGGACCCTATTAGACGCTGCCATCCGTGACACGGCCCGCAGGCTTGGAGCCTTCACCCTGAGCCGAAGCCCATTCGGTGCCACCAAGAACCTTGCCACCCGACTTGCGGGGCTTGCGGCCCATGTTCATCTTGGCCTTCATGCCAGCCATCTTTTCCATGGCCTTGCCACCACGCTTACGCTTGGCAGCTCCCTTGGCAACATTGGAATCACCACCGGCATAAGCTGTGGTAACGGGAGCATCCTTAACAACGGTGCCACCAGTCTTACGAGTAGAACGACCCTTCATATTAGCCTCCTAATGGCTAGATTACGGTGTCAGGTTGATAGCCTGAAGATAGGTGACAGTGATGACACCCGCGCCAGAGCCAGTGTTTGTTGAAGTCACAGCAACCTTGCGGTCAGTTGTTCCAACGTCTCTCCAGTTAGCAGCGCGTGTCGAATCGTCGCCGGGGGCTGCCGAAACGATGCCAAAAGCAACGCCGTCAAGCGCAGCCGCCGCAGTGAAGAACGTGGCAGAAGCCGTTGTTCCAACACCGAAAGTCGTAGCCGCGCCAGTGAACTCAGTCGTCACATTAACTGCGATGGTGAGAACCTGACTGTTGGCAGGGATGACGATGGAAGTGGTGGTTGCTGCCTGAGTGAATGTCGAAGACTGTGCCATTACGACATAGCCGACATTGGCAACATCAGTACCAAGCGTAGAACCGCTGGTATTCAGAATGTTACCAGCCTTGATCGGGCCGGTAAAAGTAGTCGTACCCATAGGGTCCTCCTGCACTTACGTCCACGTTGTCTGTGCAAAGTCCGCTTGGCCGGTCAACGTGAACTATACACCAAGATTTTCCAGATACTGAATTGCTGAACGAAGAACTTTTGGATCGTCTTTCAGCTTTCCGATACCCGTATTGCAATCAGAACACAAAAGCCCACGTATGGCACCAGTTTTGTGGCAATGATCAACGGACAGAGCCTTAACCTTGCCAAGTCTGGTAGCAGTTTCAGGTTGTTTACAGATTGCACAAGTGCCGCTTTGAGATTGGAACCGTTTTTCATACTCTTCAGGAGTGATGCCAAACCTTCTTTTTCTCTCACCATCACTTAATGCTTTTCTGTTTTTCTCCCTGTACTGCTTTTGCCACAACCGCAGTTTTTCAAGTCGCTCAGGATCATTCTTAATTCGACCATATGATCGTTTTTGAATTTCCTTTGCTTTCTCAGGGTTTTCACTGCGATACCTTGCAGCTCGTTCCCTACCTTTAATTCTACGGATATGAGCCTTGTCTTCCATTTGTTACGTCTCCCAGTAATGTATTGGATAACAATACCGGGAGACGTTTTGTTGTCAACGCATCAAGACGGAATTGATCCGTACAAGGCGCGCCAATTGTAATATCCAAAACTGTAGCGCTCGTATCCTTTAACCAGCAGGTTGTCCGTAACAAAATCTACCTGCATATCTGTTTCGAACTTGACACGCTCCATATAGGAGAGACCGTCGATGTTCGTAAGCAGGAACCATGCAGTGGCAGAGGTCAAGAAGTCGTTGACCATGTAGGACTCAGGCAAGCCGCCGGAGGTCATCATGATTGCATTGACGTCATTGTCTGCCGTGCCCGGACGCAGTTCCGTCTTGGTGAGACGGATAGCAACGGGTTCAAGCTGCGGCGGCACGATGAGCTTGCGCGCACGTGCAAACACCTTCAGGCCAGCCTGATCCTTGAAGTTGGTACGAACGGCGATCATGCTGTTCAGAAGCGTAGCTTCGTTCAGCTCACTGGTCGCATAGTTCGACACCACACCACCGTCAATTGGGTGGTCCGAAGCCACAAGCGCCTTGCCGTCACCGCCGACCGCCGCATTGTAGGTGGTCGAAGTGTTCAGCACGTTAGCGCCGTAGATTTCCTTAGTCTGCTGAAAAGATTCAATCAGACCGAGGTTAGACGGAGCAAACTGGCTCTTGTACAGGTTGTCATCAATGGCCTTGCGGGTGATCGCATAGCCAAGAGCAATTTCAGTATGCTCTTGGTTGTACACGAAACGCTCGCCAGCCGAGTTGTCAAACGCCGTCTGACCACCTTCAGTCTTCAGCTGAGCCAGACCAAGGAAGCGCATCTCAGCGGTGCGTTCCAGAGCCATCTTCGACTCATGCTTCGTGAAGATTTTGTCGTACTGAGACGGAATCTGCTCGTACTTGCCTTCAACTCCGCGCAGACCGGGGAGGAGAAGGTCTTTAATGGCTGAAAGATTAACTGCCATGGTCCCTTACTCCTTAGATACCAGTCTGGTTCTTCGTCGTGACATTGTTGAAAGCCACGATCACATAGTTGGATGTGGCGATCTCAGTGCCATTGGAGCCCGGAGGCTGCGTGACGAGAGAAACGATGCGGAAGGGAAGCGTAGCCGTTGTCGGGCCAACGCCGGAGAGTGTAGCTGCTGAAATGCCAGTGGCGGTGTTACCCGAACCAATGGTGTAGCCAGCAGTGGCGTTCACATCAGCCTGAACAATACCACCAGAGATGGAGCTGTCAGCCTGAACGATGAACTTGGCATTTGGATCGTTGACAATGTAGCCTTCAATCGTGCCAGAAGCCGGGTCAGTACCACCGGGGTAGTAGTTTGACCAAACAACACGCTTCTGCGAGGTTGAAAGGTACTTGCAGCCAACAAAGATGCCAGCGATACCAGCAGCGGCGGTCGTGCCGTCACCCTGAGCAACCGTGCCATCATTGACGGGTTCAACGGGATCACCGAAGAAGATGTTTGTCGTGTTGTAGCCGATAGAAACTGCGACCTGTTCATAGGTCGGAGCGGAACCTGTGCCGCTGTACTGACGGAAACCGAAGGGCGCATTGGTATTCGCCATGACGGTATCCTCCTTTTTACAGGAAGGTCCATCATGCCACACCGGGGGCATTAAGAACCGGGAGAAGTTCGCCTCCCACGCCGGGGGGAGGTAGGTTTTTCAACCTTGGCAACAAATTACCTGTCAAAATTACAAAAGTAAAGGGGCCACCAATTTGGCAGCCCCTTAATTCTTGCCAATTATTCCTTTGGCACGGGGATAGGTTCAAAACCCTTTTTAATTTGAGGCCGAACATCCCTGTGGTTACGTTCAAACTGGCCTTCAGGAGCCGAAGAAAGCTGGGTTTCTTT